CCCACGTGCCATAGTCGTACCACTGATAGGCAAACATCTTCGTTTTATAGAGGATGCGTGACTTCTCCCTGAGTGAAATTCGATTCCCAGAAGGCAGGGGATCGAGGGGAACCATCCAAGTTACACTACGACGTTCTTTACAGAACTCTCTCGTGGAACCTTGAATGATACCTTTATTTCTAGTACGTCGGCTAAGCTTGGATAATAATAATCCGAAGCTCTCCTTCTCTATTGTTATGGAACTCTCTGGAAGACCGGTGTAATTAAAACCACACCATCCATCAGAGTTCGCAGTTGGACTACTATTCACTAGGTTATTGTGTATAGTAGCGTCACCCGAGCACTTCGGCCCGAACAACCTTAGGTCGTTAGGAAGGAGGTGAACAAGTAGTGACCAAATGCTCCGAAACCGATAATCACACCCATCGCCAAAAGCGAAGCTGTGACTAAGGCTACGAATTGCATTAGCCATTCTGTAAAGATCTTTAACATAGAGTAGGTCCGTTTTAAAATATAACGGTTTGACGTCTAGGCCATCAAAATAATAAGTTCCACAAGATTCACGGAATGGTCCAGAAGAAAAGCTCTTCTGATCATTTATAGTGAATCCAAGAAACTTACATAAGACGGTCAACTCAGCTACACACTGTGATGGTATTACTAGATCATCCCCGAAGATTGAAACACCAGAGTCATCCACTCCCATAGCTTCGCAAACAGCGAGGCCAAGGCAGAGGAAGACAAGGCTTTCCAATTCGAAGGTGTATCCGTTACCCATTGTACTGAATTTTTCAGAACGCTGAGTAACGCCATTGAGTGTATAGTGTTTGCTACGGGCAGCATCTAAGGCCGTAAACCATGTAGGCGGTAAGAGTAATCTCACCGCTTCGATGGAAATAGTATCAGATGCAGCTTTAAAGTCAATTGTGGCTAAAGAATCAGTAATAGAGCCCAAATAAGCTCCACGTTGATTCTTAAGGTCACTATTGAGATTGTAGCCAGAGAACCTAAGGCGCTCACGTATCAAACGACCAATGCCGCTTTGAATCCAGGAGTTTCCACCTGGTTCGACAGCAATCGTTCGATCTGTTTTTGCGTTCTTGGGCACAGTGCTTATCTTGTTACCTACTAGATAGGATGGCTTAGAGACGTTCGTCCATAATGGATAAGCGTCAACCATAACCCTACCATAGAGGTAGTACGCATCTTTAGTGAAATCACTATCGATGTCGAATTTCTGAGAGCCCGAGGTGTCCGATCCTTTCACAGAGATCGTAGTCCCAGGTCCCCAGCCGCTCATATCCAAAACCCCATCAATATCGAAGGATCCGAGAACGCGATCTATTTTACGGATTGCACCAGAAAGGTGCAATTCGTTCGGAGAGTTTTTTTGACTCCCCAAAAGATAGCGCCGGATTCGAGTATTGGTGTTTTTGCAGGCTTCTTCGCCTTTGGCAAAAGTCTGTAACGCCCTCTGTTTGCGATCAAACGTCGTTTTTAACGTTTCATGCTTGCGGAGGAACGATACAGCTGCAAAATCATCGCGGAAAGTCACACCATCGTTATAGCTAGATGGGTGAATTTCTTTAGAAACTAACTGGTCATATTCCTCATATTTATATAACATATAACATGAGAGGCTGATAGGAGTATCTAAAGCGATGAAAAAGTTTTGAATAACCCGCCGATTATCGGAGGGATGCAGACGAAATTCTCGAACTAACTTGAGAATTCGCTGACGTTCAAGCTGAGCTGAACGCCGAGTGGACGACTGTTTGGACATGTCATTCCTTAGTTGTATCAAGAGGGCAAGTACTTAGTACATGCTCTTCAGTTGCTGGATAACCAGGTAGGATGGGGCATCATCGAGCAGGGCGCGAAACATCACGTCCAGATCTTGACGCTCATCTTGCGTGGATTTTTCCGAGAACAGATAGGTGACGTCTGCCGAGTTTTCATGGCTCTTGATGTTAGTTGGCGCGCCAACTGCATCCAGAGCCGCGACAGGCGACACCAGCTTGATACGGACTTTGGAAATCCGGCTCGTCTTCGAGGGCCGACTGAGGGAGATTGTCAACGTTGACTGCAAAACAGCCGCGGTTGGCGGACCTACCTCGATGGTGGTGACGGTGTCCGTAAGGACATTGCCACCAGCATACGAAGTCAGACCATCTTTCGAACCCACTGGGTCCAGCGTCAAGGTGTTAGTCGAGACGTTGGTGTAACCGGCGGCATTCGTGGTGATGACGATTGGCTCAATTTGAGGCATAGTTGTACTCCAGAAAGTTGAAGGGGTAAGTTCAGCGGATTTTCAGTTTTTGAACTGCAAGAGCCACTGATTCAATACCATGGGACCAAGAAAGTGGATTTTTCAGGCGAATAGTCGGTAAATTAGGAATGCCCGTAAGGACAGTCCGACCGATTACTTCACCATCAAAATCAACTAGTGCGGAATTGGCATCTGTTCCAGAACTGGAACCAGGTGGCAACCCATTCTGGGACCCCTCGGTTGAGAAAGTACCTACGAGTTTTACCTTGCGAGTGCCGGTTTTAAAAGTAAGACCAAAATCTGAGGTCTTATTCGAAAGCCAATCACCTACAGGGAAGAACCAGTCGATAACAAACGACCAAGGAGTAACCTCCCAGAGAATTTCGAGCGGATTTATAAGCCCGAATTCAGAGAGAGCACGCCCTGCCGGATTATCAACTACACATTTTATAGTGTAGGAGATCTCCACGAAGCCAACAAAAGTAAAGGAGCTAGTCTCTACCTTAATAGGTATAGCATTAGCCTTACCGGTGTTGGCACGAACCGTTATAATCGGCTCATCCACACCCCCGTCAAGATATTTGGCGAAGGATTGGATGTCGTTTATTAAGGGTTCGACACCAAATTTGAAAGCAAGTATATCACTTGCAATCTGTTTGGCGTTCTTGGCATAGCTAGCAGCCGCTTTGAATATGTTCTTCTTCACTTTTATAAGTTGAAGAATCCTCTTAACAGAGGATTGAACAAGATCCATAGTCTGCTTTCGCTCAGCAATAATGTTCCCAATATGGACGGTTTGATTTTTAAGCTTTTGGTGGATTTTCCGCTTAAGCTTATCATCAAATTCGACCAGATACGGGTCCACGGCGTTGAGAATTAGATTCCTAATTCCCTCGCCATACTGAGCAAGATCGGTAGACGACGTCTGATCAGTTAGAGCTGACGTACCATACACCACAAAATATGTGTTGAACAGTATGTACATCTCAGGAGCAGACAGGCTATAATAGTTCGCGATGTTTATATTATCCGGAGTATTATAGATTGAGTCATCACCGGATACAAATTGAAGGAACGTTGGGATTTCTCTAAAAGCCATTTTTATCAGGCCATAGGGATTGTCCTGCGGTATTCCTTCAGGATGTATCGGAGCCTTCTTGTACGTAAGTTCTTTAGATCTACGTACAAGCTCCTCAAATCTAGCGAGGCGTACCTTATATTTCGAAAGGACACTTTTGAAGGTATCTTTCGACTTTAAGACGCGCTTCTCATCAATGAGGAGGTTTTCCTTATACTTCTTCAGCAGTTGGAAATATTTCCGATCTGCTAATGAAATAAGTTTTGTCTCCTTACGCGATTTGCGCAAGGACCAAATATTCAGACGAGTCTGATAATTGGCGCGACCTTCACCAGGTAGCTGGTTAGGAGGATTCATGCGAAGAAAAACTGGAGGCCGACGAATCGGCTTCCTAGCTGCGAGTAATCGCGGCTTACGGTAAACAGGCTCTTTCGGACGATTGGTCGGAGGCTTTGTCTTGGATAACATAAGACCACCGACCCTGATCCCCTTTGGACCAGGCCAGCCAATCGTATTACTAGAGTTTTGAACCTCTAGGTACTCGATAACACGGGCTGTAGAACTACCAGTAGATCCCGAGTGCGCTTGATCAACCTCTTTATAGAGATTATTAGGATCTGTTCTCCAGTTAGCCCATGAATAAGGCGCTGGAAAAGAGATCGGATCAAGGTAGTTTCGCAGAGCTAAATAGCCATCGAAGGGAAGTGCAGCCACAAAACCATTGAGAGCAGGATTGCCATAGGGACCAAAATGATATAGGCCTGGGTAGTTCGCTTGTAAAAGACGAACTGCTTCAGGGACTACACCCATTTTGAACCTTAACGCAGAACTGGTTCCGACGGTCATAGTGGGACTGTAAATCACCTTCTTAAGCTTAACGCTCATATCACCGCTCCTTTCAGCTTTTAGAGTTGAACGAAGCGGGCGGCTTTTGCCGCAGCAACGTACAGTTGCAAATAAGAAAGCCTCCGGTCAATAGAC